TGAGACGTGGTAGTATTCGATGTCGAATACCTTGGAGCAAGGCCAGTGAAACGCTCAGGATTGACGAACTGATTTCCATAAATCAGCGTCGAAGCCACCTGTTGGGACATGCCTTCAAGGAACGCACGGACTTCAGACAAGCGAAATTCGGCGGTATTCCCATTCAGGTCGGCAATATCCTTGTCGATGACAGCGTACGTTTCGAGGTTGCCGACCGTATCGACAATCTGAGCTGTCGTCGACTTGGCATTCGGGACGCCTTGGTTGAGCAGGCGCCACGTGGCCTGAGGAAGGCCTGTGCGGACAGTGGTTTTGTGTCCCGTAGGGAGATTCCCTTCGAGGACGAGCATGTCTTCGAGGATCTCGTTGGTCTGGGAGAGGAGTTCGATGATGGATGCTATTCGATATCCATCTTCAACACGCTTCGCCCAATCGGCGTAGGTTAGGGCGGTTGCGCCTAAGACTGCCATGGTTGCTACCTATCGTTCGGACCAACGCGTCCTGACGCGGGTCCATTGGGTCCATAGATTGCCTGCGCGATGCTAGGCCGTCCAACGGTGCCATCTGAGCGCACGGAGGCAGGGCTGCCGCCAGCAACGGCGGTCCCTTCCGTTAGCTTCTGGGACATTCGATAGAACGTACGAATGAACGCAGGATGGTTGCCTGCGCCTGTAAAGTCCATTGCTTGACGGAACTCAGTGGCCAGTTTAGGATCGCCGAGACCATCCAACGCACGTGAGATGGTGGCCTTGACTTGGTCAAGCTTTCCACCTAGGTCAGGGGAGGCTTTGACCTCATTTATCCAAGCTTCGCGAGTGTCCTGCCACAGCTTCGCGGAAGTGTCGTAAGCTTCCTGGGCAGACTTGATCGCGTGCTTGGAATAAAAATCAACGAGTTGCTGAGCGCTCTTCTGGGAAAGACCGAGCTCTTTGAACAAGGGAGCGATCTCATCGGCTACACCTTTGTCGAGCTCATAGCCCTCCGGGAGGGTGAAGTCGGCGTACTTCGCAGGAGCTTCCTCCTTTACAGGAGCTTCAGTTTCGTTCAGTAAAGAAGTCTCCGTCGGAGTCTCCTTCGGTGTCTCCGTAGAGGTCGTCGCTGAGGGCGCTGGGCTTGAACTCGGCATCGGACTCGGCGGTGTTACGTCTGACGGATTCGGTGATGTCTCGCTCATGGGATTCCTTTGCCATTGCTACGTATTCATCAGGGCAGTACGCCATGATATCATTCAGGAATTGGAGGCCTATATTTCGTTCCCCTTCGGCAAAAGCCGTGGCAAGAGCCGATGCGGATGTAAAAGACACACTGAAGACGTGACATCGCTGCAAGATGTCCCACATCCACTGGCGACCGTAGGCTGAGGCCATGATGCCTTTGATGGCATCGCCGCGTTGGGTCTCGGCCAGCTTTGCGCTCTTTTCCGCGAGGCGGATATGGCGGCGGTTCGTTGCATCATACTCTGCCATGAAGTGGGTGCCCGTCTAGTGGTTGGGGGGATGACGGGCACCCTGGCCGCAGAGACGCTCTCCTACTGTAGAGGTTCCACAGGATGTACAGGTGGATGCAAGCTTCTGGCCTGCGCAGATCCCATCTTATGATGGAATTCATTGACGTGGAGCTCCTATCATTGCGCCTAGGGCGGTCTGGCCTTGACCGATTGGGGTTTGAGAGGCGACCTTGGCGGAGCGAGCGAGTTGTTCGGCCTCCGCAGCACGTTGCGCTTGTTGCTGCTGCTGCATGCGTTGCTGACGGATGGCCTGGAGCTGTTGGGGCGAACGGACCAATCGGGGATCGTTGTTGAGAAGGAAGTTGTATTTTTCGATTCCGAAATCGATGTCAATGTTATCGGTGGCCGAAGGATCAATGCCTCCAAGCTGCCCTGCCAAGGCAAACATTCGATCAATCCCTGCTGTCGCTGCTGCGGCTTGAGCGAGTTGGATCATCGAAACGAACTCGACTTCCAAGTGCTGGCCTTGGATTTCCCCTGGAGCTGGAGGCAGGATTCCAGCGCGAGAGGCCATGTTGAAGATGCGGTTGATCAGTGGTTTCAGGGTCTCGAAGTTCAGGCGTTCGAAGACTGGCCCAAGCATCACCATCGACTCGGCCTTCCGCATGTCCCATTCAACCGCGGTCACGTTCGATCGAGTTTCGTATTGGGAGGCGGTCTGGAACAGGTCGTTGTAGAAGGTGATTTTGATTCGGTTTTGGATCAAGGAGAGGTCGTGGGTGATGTCTGCGAGTGGTGGGTTGACGGTGTACACAGGCCCCATCCCAGGCTTCCCCGATTGGGTCATCCCTTGAACGTACGTGATACCGCCTGGAAGCAGCGACGCAGGCTGATTCTTGAGCTGAACATCCGCAACCAACGGGGGATTAACTTGTTTATCAATTCCTTGCGCCTTGCGCTTCGTTTCGAGTTGGAGTTGTTTGATATCCGGTAGCGCATCCATTCCTGGGCTGCGTCCGTAAGCGTCGTTCGATACAAGGTCCCATCTTCCGATGATAGCAGGAGACTCATGGAACCCCCGCTTTCGTAGCAGGCCTGGAGAGTAATTCGAACCTCCTTGAGGGGAAGCGGAGCCGCCCCATTCCCAATAGCATTCTCGGTAGGCGAATTCGGAGGGGACGCCGTAGGTTCGGCTGTCTTTGTTGGGCTCGACACAGTGGGCAACGACGAGTTCCCGAGTGAGCTGAGCGCCACCTTGGGCCCAGAGTCCAGCGGTGGAAGGGGAAAGATTCTCGACTCCGAATTCCTCAGCTGTTTGGGAAACAGTGTAGGTGAATTCTCGAAGAAGGACATTTGGGAAGAGCTGTCCGCTGTTCTCAAGGTAGTACTCGCCAAGGCAGGGGTTGTAGCACATGATGACATGTTCGAAGTCCTCGTAAATGAGCATCGCAGCGCTACCGAAGACGACGAGGTCGAAGTAGAACACAGCCATGGCGGTGTAGAAGTTGGACTCCGCCATGACTTCGTACATGATTGTTTCAACGGCCTTGAGCCAAATGGAGGTTGGGCCAGGCATTGTGGAGTCGATATGGCCGAGCTTTAGGCGGAACCAAAGCTTGGTTGGGTCGGTGCACCCTGTCATCAATCCTGCGGCCAAATTTCTCGCAGCAAGGCTACCAGTGCTATCAAGGATATGCTGGTTGATAGGACTGCCACGAGCCATCTGGTTAGGGGTAATGAGCCACTTATAGCGACGAGGTAGAATATAATCAGCAAGTTCGCGCCAATGCACCCACCAACTATAGCGGTTAACACGTAGTCCATAAAGACGCCCTTCAGCGGCCTTACGGAATGCAATATCTTCCTTATTAACTTCATTGAGAACGTACCGACGGTTGGAGGCCTTCTGAACGACAGAAAGCATCTTGGGCTTCAGGTCGTACTCTTTGGAGCCTACAACGGGCATCAGCGTTTCCTGACCCCAGTCATGCCACTAGGGAGGCCTTTGATTCGAGCCACGTTATGGGAGGCGGAGGTCCGGTCTCCGTTGTCGGATTGGGGGACCCTGCCTTGCGCGTGCATGTCGGCTAGGGCCATCAACAGATTCGACTCGGATGGAAGCTGAGCACCTGCGCCCTGAGCAGAGCCTGGGTTGATGGGGATCACGGGCATGGCTAGGCCTTTACAAATCCCCCCGGAACTGAGCCGTCGACGCGCCAATGACGGTCGAACAGCGCACGCGCACCATCGTCGAGGGGATCCATCACAGACAACGGACTTTCGTCCGTGGAGCCCATTCGACGTTTGAATTCTCGGAGGGTCATATCGTCCTTGCCTCCGATGAAGGTCCCTGCGTCGAGGACTTCGCCCTCGCGGGTGTGGACAGCGGTGCGTAGACGGAATCTCATAGCTAGGTTCCCATCAAGGTTTTCATCCCCGTCTGCCCTACCTGCGGGGTCAGGGCAGTGCCGAGGAACGTTGGAGTCATGCCCTTGCGGGCGGGTTTCTGGCCCTGCGGACTCGTCTGGCCAAACATCGGAGGCGGGGCAGGGGCCTGCGGCAGAGTTGGGAGCGGAGGCGCAGGGGGCGGGGATCC